TTGCGACTAAACCAATAAAATCAAAAATGGCAGTCGATGGCAGTCCATGGCAGTCCATGGCAGTTACTTTTCTGTGATATGATATACTCAAGCAGGAAAAGAAAGAGACATAAGAACCATTTTCGTAGTTTTGTTTAACCAATACCATACATGCCAGCAATCTTAAGCGGAGGGAAGTCATGCCTGTCAGCTGGCGGCAATGGAGCAAAAAAAATGATAACCATACGACAGGATAGTAACCGCATCACTGCGGAAGGCCATGCGGGGTACGCCCCCTATGGCCAGGACATCGTCTGTGCGGCCATATCGACCCTTTTACAGACGTTCGTGCAGTCGGTCGAGGAATTGACCAACTGCGAAATAAAAAGCGATTTACGGCCGGGAAAGGCTGTTATCGAATACGAGGACGAGACTAAGGAAACAGCACTCCTGGTCGAGTCCTTTTTTATTGGCGTCTCCGGAATTGCTGCAGCATATCCGGAAAACGTCGAAGTCATCCATGAAGGACCGGCCAAGCGTTGAAGCCGTTAAAAGCTACGGGGAAGTTAAGCATTGTTAACTATAAAAGCATGGGAGGAAAAACATGTACAACGAACTTTTGAAGCGCCTTGATCTGCAGCTTTTTGCCGGAGACGAAGGCGGAGACGAGAGCGGCAATACCGACCCGGATGAGGGCAAGGGCGGCGAAGACGGAGACGAAAGCAAACCCGAACCGAAGGAAGGCGAGGAAAAAAAGTACACGGACGCGGACGTGAACAAGCTCTTAAACGCCAAGTACGCCAAGATGGCAGAAAAGTTTAAGAAGGAATTGCAGGAGGCCAAGGACGAAGCTGCAAAGCTGGCCAAGATGAACGCCGACCAGAAAAAAGAGTATGAAATTGAAAAGCTCAAAAAGGAAAACGAGGAGCTGAAAGGCCAAGCCACTCGCTATGAGTTAGGCAAGACAGCAACAAGCATCCTGAAGGAGAACAACATCGAAGCTACCCAGGACATTCTGGACTTTGTCGTTGGTGAAGATGCAGAGACCACCAAGGAGCGGATCACAAAGTTCGTTGGCATCATCACGGCTCAGATCAAAGCTGCAGAGACGGAGAGGGCAACTGGTCGAACTCCGAAAAACTACAGCGGCGAGGGCCACGAAATGAGCGACCTTGAACGTCGTATCAAAAAATATCGAAAGGACTAAGACTATGACCAAGTTCAACATTCAGCTTTTTGCAAAAGGTGATAACAACGACAGAAGCGCCAGAAGCTACACCAAGGAATTTAAAGAGATGCTGACCGCTGTTTTCTCTTCCAACGCATATTTTGGTGACTTTTTCGGCGGTGAGCTGGAAGCTCTGGATGGCATTCAGAACAACTCTGAGGCTTTTTACGTTAAGACCTCCGACATTCCAGTAGTTGTTGGCACCGCTTACGACACTGGCGAAAACGTCGCCTTCGGAACAGGCACAGGTTCTGGATCCAGATTCGGTAAGATGACTGAGATCATCTACCAGGACACTCCGGTCCCTTACTCCTGGGAGTGGGTTATTCACGAAGGCATTGACCGCCACACCGTGAATAACGACATGGACACAGCCATTAACGACAGGCTGGAGCTTCAGGCAAACGCAAAGGTGGCCACATTCAACACACATCACGGAAAATTCATTTCCAGCGTAGCAGGAAAGACTATCTCCGGTGGTGCTGCTGTGACAAAAGATAACGTAGCAGACCTGTTCGCACAGCTGTCCGCTTACTACGTCAATATCAAGGCAGTAGGACAGAGAGTGGCAAAGGTTACACCAACTGTTTTCAACGCAATCATCGATTCCGGCCTGGTTACATCCGCCAAGGGAAGCTCTGTAAACATCGACCAGAACACCATTTCTGATTTCAGAGGATTCAGGATTGACCAGATTCCAGAGTCTGAGTTCCAGGCTAATGAATGCGTTTACACCTACATCCCTAACATTGGAAAAGCTTTCACCGGCATCGAGACCGCAAGAACCATTGAAGCCATAGCTTTCGATGGTGTGGAATTCCAGGGCGCCGGTAAGTGCGGTGAGTACATCCTGCCGGACAACAAGAAGGCAGTTGCAAAGGTCACCGTGACCGGAGCATAGGCAAGAGACAGCGCAGGGGCCACAGCGCCCCTGCTGATTTAAGGAGGATCACATGTATAAAGTCATTAAGGGCTTTCATGATTTGCAGGATTGCAAGGAGACGAAAGCGGGCGCCATTCCGCATTGGTATGAGCCCGGCGACATCTATCCAAGAAATGGAGCAACCACAACGGATGCACGGACTAAAGAACTCGCGTCTCCACACAATGCCCAGGGAGTGCCGCTGATTGAATTCGTAGAAGGCGAAGCACCAGAGGAAAAGACAGCAGCGCATAAGACTCCGGCGAAAAAGCCGGCAGCTAAAAAGACCACGGGAAAGTAGGTGATGCAGATGCTGGAAGATGTGAAAAGCCTTCTGGGGATAACAGGCACCGACAGGGACGACTTGCTGAACGTCATCCTCAAGATGACACAGGCCAGACTCAAGATCCTTCTGGCGTCTGATGACATCCCAGAAAAGCTAAATTACATCGTCACTGAGGTGACGGTGGCCAGGTTCAACCGCATCGGCTCGGAAGGCACAGCATCGCACTCTGTGGCCGGCGAGACCATGAGCTTTACAGACGACGACTTCACGAAGTACCAGGACGACATACAGGCATACCTGGGAAGCGCAAGCGCCAGCAAGGTGGTGAGGTTCCTATGAGATACGACACAAAAATAATCTTCCTGGAGAAATCCGGAGAGCCGGTATACGACGAGACCACAGGAAATACCAAAGAACCGGAACCGCTGAGAGTGCCGGCATACGGGTCAGTAGCTGAGACTTCTTTAAACGCCCGTGAGCTCATGTACGGAAGCGTACTGGTAAAAAGTATCACCGCCCACATTCAGGGGCCTTATCCCGGCGATTTTGAGCGTCTGGAGGGTGCTGAGGTGAACGGGAAGAAGTACGAGCTCACAGAAATGATGAGCTTGTCGGCTAAAACAATTTTTTATCTGAGAGAGGTGTGAGGCGTGGACATCGTGGTAGAGGGGCTTGATGATCTTGAAGCCAATATTGACCGGATACTTGCCAACATTGGTAATGTCCGGCAGACAGTCCGTTGGGCAGGATCTCGTGTACAACAGGAAGCCATGAAAACTGTGCCGGTAGATACCGGAGAACTGAAAAGGTCTATCGGCATGCACCTTGAAGACGGCGGTTTGACGGCAGTTGTTGAGGCTACTAAAGAGTACGCCGGATACGTGGAGTATGGCACCCGTTTTATGGCGGCCCAGCCTTACATGAGACCAGCGGCGGAGCAAATTGCGCCACTTTTTGCCCGGAAGATACAGGAAGCACTTGGTGATTAGCATGGATCCACAGCAAGAGATTTTTACACAATTGAGGACAGCTTTAGCGAGGGCTGTTGAAGGTGTGTCAGTTTATGACGGTAAATTGCCGCCGGCAGGCACTAAATATCCATTCATTTACCTTGGTGAGCTGTCACAGGAAGATGTTTGGTATAAGGCTTCAATAGGCGGAACTATTCGTCTATCCGTCCACGTTTGGCACAACGACCCTGGCCAGCGTGGTACGGTGTCTAAGCTTATGAGACAGGTTAAACAAACGGCCATCGGACTTCATGGGGCTGACCACTATTTCGACTATAGCGGGGCTTCTGAATCTGTAATGCCAGACAATTCAACGGGAAAGCCGTTACTTCACGGGGTCGTAGATCTTAAATATCAGTATTATTAATTCGGAGGGAATTATGGCAAACACTAAGCCGGTAAGCGCAAAGCGCCTGATCTACCTTTACAGAATCGCCAGCAAGGCGGCCACCAATGGCGGCGTAGCTCTCGGATTCGTAACCGAGAACGAGAGGAAAATGAGCAAAGACGCCGACACCACGACCACAAAAGACGGGCCAATCAGGACGCCAGGATCGCCGGAGACAGAGATCACATCCACGAGCATCCTGCCAAAGGGTGACACGATGATCGATGATCTTAAGGCGTCCATGAAAAACGACGACCTCGTGGAGTGCTGGGAGGTCAATCTGGACGAGCCTGCAGATGGCGCGGACGGAAAATTCAAGGGCACATACTATCAGGGATACATCACCGAGCTCACATGCAAGTCCAGCGCGGACGACATGGTCACCATCGATATGACCTACGGCGCCAACGGCGTGGGAGTCGATGGCAACGTGACAGTGACGGCAGAGCAGCAGGCTGCGGCGGACTACGCCTTCACCGATGCTGTGAAGACCGGAGCATAGACCCTGAGATAAGTGTAAACACGGCGGCCACTGCGGCCGCCTTTATTTTTTAAGGAGGACTTATATGGATTTTATCGAGATAAAGGGACAGGAAATTCCGCTGATTTTCGGAATGAATTTTTTGAGAGCCGCAAATAAGACCATGACCCAGCAGGATGATCTGGGTGTTAAGCAGAACGTCGGCCTGAGCTATCTGCTCAGCGGGGTATATGACGGAGACATCGAGGACCTTGAAACGGTCATCCTGCTGGCCAACGGACAGGATCCAACAGTCACAAGAAATACACTCGATGCATGGATCGAGGACCCGCAGACAGACATCACTGAGGTGTTTGCGCAGGTGATCGGTTTTTTATCCAGAGCCAATGTCTCCAGACTGACATGGAAAAGACTGGTGGATCAGCTGGGACAGCCGGAGATCCTGAAGACGGCGAAAAAATCCAAGTAAGCCCTGACCAGGTCGAGGACTTGTACAACCGGGTACTTCATGGCTGCGCCCGCTATCTCGGACTGACTGACCCACGTGTCATCGGCCAGATGACCGTGAGGGAGTACAACGAGATGATGCGGGCGGTGGCCTATAGGCACGTAGATGAGGAGTTCCAGCTGAAAGTGCTGGCATGGGACATCAACCAGGCTGGTGCCATGAAGTCAAGGGCAGGAGGAAAAACTGAACCGGCATTTAAAACCTTCCAGGATTTCTACGACTACGATAAAGCCGTTTCAATGATCGGCAAACCTCAGGAGCCTGTGGATTCTCTGGCCGCACGCATGGCTCGGTATTACAAGGATAAAGACAGGAAGGAATAAGTTATGGCAGACACAAGAGTGCGCGTCATTCTAACAGCGGTGGATCAAGGCATGACAAAAGGGCTGAATGCCGCCAAGTCGGCCGTCAGGAGCACCGCTAACGCGACAAAAAACGTCGCGGGGGGAATGCGAACAGCAAAAAGCGCTATGACGTCCGCCGGCAACTCCGCAAAAACAGCGGCGATGCACTTTAAAAGTGTGCAAAAAGCAGTAACACGAGTAAAAGCAGCAGCGAATGGAATTAGGTCCATCGGCAGTTCTTTCAGTTCTGCCTTCAGCACTATAAAAAACTCATCAAATAAGCTGAACGCAGTAAAAGCGGTCTTTACCGGACTGAAAGCGTCTGCTGCAGAAACAGCCGGCTCGATAAAAACGAAGTTTTCCGGCGCTTTTTCGAGTATCGGAGCTAAGGCAAAGTCTGCCTTTGGACAAATAGCCATTGGCGGTCTCCGGCAGCTGGGCGCCAGTGCCTTTATGTACCTCGGGCAGGGCATTAAGAGTATGGTCTCTGAGGTCTCAGGCGTCAACAAGACGTGGAACAACTTCAGGCAGACCATGAAGCTGACGCACGGTGCGACAGCAGAGTGGAACGGCCAGCTCATGAGCACAGCCAAGTACACCAAAAAGGCTGAGGCGGCTATGAAGTCATATGCTGCCCGGACAATCTACAGCTCTGCAGAGATGTCTCAGACTTTTGCCCAGCTTGATGCAGTAGGAACCAAAGGGACTGCCTCTCTGGTTCGTGGATTCGGCAATATGGCCGCAATGGCAGAGAACCCGAAGCAGGCTATGAAGTCCATCTCACAGCAAGCCACGCAGATGGCAGCCAAGC